TCGAAGAATTCTCTGTCACTCTAGCATATCAGTGGTGGGAATCAGACACAACAACTTAATCTTGATGGAAGGCATTTACGTGCCTTCCAATTCTTTGTATATGAAGGAGTAGTATGGCCATAAACCTATTTGGTTTTCAAATAACCAGAAATAAGACTAGTTCGGAAGAACAGTCTCAAAAAACATTTACGCCTCCGTCCAATGAAGACGGTGCTCTTACTATCTCTGCGGCCGCATACTATGGCACTTATGTTGATTTAGATGGTACGGCAAAAAATGAGGTTGAATTAATTTCTAGATATCGTGAAATGGCGATGCAGCCAGAGATCGAAGCAGCAATCGATGATATCGTAAACGAAGCAATCATTCAAAATGATGATGGCAAATCTGTTCGACTAATTCTGGATGATTTAAAACAACCAGAAAAGATCAAGAAAGCAATCGAAGAAGAGTTCAATGTAATTCAAAAGTTATTGAACTACAAGAATATGGCAGCAGATACGTTCCGTCGATTCTATGTTGATGGTCGATTATTCTATCATGTTATTATTGATGAAACAAATCCAGCATCTGGTATTAAATCACTTCGATATATTGATCCAAGAAAGATTCGTAAAGTCAGAGAAGTCAAGAAAGATAAAGATCAAAACACATCAGTTGATGTTGTATCTACTGTAAATGAATACTACATCTACAACGATAAAGTAGTATCTGGTTCATCTTCTAGTTATGGTCCAGTTGGTGTCAGAATCGCAAAAGATTCTATTCTGAATATCAATTCTGGACTGATGGATTCTAGACGCGCGGTTGTTCTGTCGTATCTACACAAAGCAATCAAACCACTCAATCAGTTGAGAATGATTGAAGATGCAACAGTCATCTATAGAATCTCAAGAGCACCAGAACGTAGAATCTTCTACATTGACGTTGGTAATTTACCTAAGTTAAAAGCAGAACAGTATCTACGTGACATTATGATCAAGTATAAGAATAAACTTGTATATGATTCTGCGACTGGTGAAGTGCGAGATGATAGAAAACATCTGTCAATGATGGAAGACTTCTGGCTTCCACGTAGAGAAGGTGGTAAAGGTACTGAGATTACAACACTACCTGGTGGTCAGAATCTAGGCGAGTTAGAAGATGTTAAGTACTTTGAGAAGAAACTATACAAGTCGTTGAATGTTCCAGTCTCTAGATTAGATCCAAATCAATCTGGATTCTCTCTTGGTCGCGTTGGTGAAATCACTAGAGATGAAGTTAAGTTCTCTAAGTTTGTTGACCGTCAACGTGCAAAGTTCTCTGAATTGTTTGAACAGGCACTAAGAGTTCAATGTGTACTTAAAGGTATCTGTACTGAAGAAGAATTCGAAGAATTTAAACAATACATTTACTTTGACTTTATCAAAGACAATAACTTCGCTGAACTGAAAGAAGCAGAACTAGTTCGTGAACGTTTATCGTTACTTGGTTCTGTTGATCCTTATGTTGGTCGTTACTACTCCATGAGTTGGATTCAACGTAATGTTCTCCGTCTAACTGATGATGAAATTAAAGTTATGCAGAAAGAGATCGACAAAGAGAAAGAAGCAGGACTCATTCTAGATCCAATGCAAATTGCACAACAGGCACAAACTGATTTATCACAAGGAACAGGTGGTACGGCATCAGGTCCTGCACCACAAAGTGCAGACGCAGCACCACCTTCTGGACCATCTGAGTCGGCAGGATCTTCTGGACCAAAGGGTGATTTGAGTCTGAACAATGAATACATTCCTCCGTTTAAAATGTTAAACAGAATTCTTTCAGATAAATAAAATATAAATCAAAATAGGATATCCTAAGATGAGTAATAAATTATCAAATTCTGTTGCAAGAATTCTAGCAGAAGATACAAAGTCGAAACTGACAAGAGACAATATCAAAGACAGTGCAGCTAGAGTTGCAGCAAGTATTCTAGAAGCACCATTGATTCAAAAGAAATTCGACCAGAGTGCGACGCAAAAGTCTGCTGCTGAAATTCTATATGAATCTATTAGAGAGAAGAGTCAGACTCAAGACAGAGCTGCGCGTGTTGCGGCAGAAATTCTAAACAACTCTCCTGCAACAACTCAAATGATTGTAGAGAATGGAACAACCATCTCTGATGCATTGAACTTTGAACCAAAGATTAAAACGGAACACGACCAAATCTTCTACAATAAAAAACGCAAAGAAATTAGTGAAGAAGTTAAACATGAGATTGAAGCACTTGAGTCCAAGTTTGAATCATTAGAGAATGTATTAACGGAAGATCTTCGCAAATATAAACAAAGTATTACTGAAGCTGTTAGTACAACAAAAACTAATTATGCTGGCACAGACTCTGGTGGTGGTGAAGTTCGCATCCTCAACATGGATGATATCGAAACTAAAGATATGAGCAGACAAGCGAAAGTCGCAGCTCTTGCTAATAATGCCACTCTGACGTATAACACATCAGACAAAAAATTTCATGTAGGATATGCACTAAATCAGAACTTAACTACATCATCAAACGTTGTATTTAATAACATAAATTCTACCGGAAACATAAGCGTAGGTGGTGCATTAGTTGTAACATCAGGAGTTAGTGGGAATATTGATCTTAATATTTCGGGCAACGCAGCGATTGGAAGAAATCTAGTAGTATCTGGCAATACAATTCTACAAGGCAATCTACTTGTCACCGGTTACACAACTACAATTAACGTCAACTCTTTAATTATTTCTGATGCGTTATTCCATCTAAATGATGTTTCCACAACATCTAACGTCGATATTGGATTTACTGGTAACTATAATGATGGCACTTATCGTCATGCCGGTTTGTTTAGAGATTCAAATGATGGTGTATGGAAATTCTTTGATGGATACACACCAGAAACTAACACAGCAACTAAGATCTATACTGCTAACGTAAGTTATGTTGATGCTGCACTTAAAGTTGGTAACTTTACTGCAAACGGATCTGCAACTGTTGCAACGACTTTAAATGTAACTGGAAACTTGACTGCTGGTAATATCTCAACTTCAGGTACACTTAGTGCCGGTGTAATGAGTGTAACTGGAAACTTGACTGCTGCAAACTTCAATACGGTTGGTGTTACTAACGTTGGCAACTCTATCGTTACTACATTAACTGCAAGTAAACCAGTATTCACAGATGCAAATAAAGCATTGACTTCATCAGGTACTATGCCAACAAATCAAGGTGGTACTGGATTAACATCTTTTACTACGAACGGTATTGTATACGCATCTTCATCCTCAGCATTAGCGACTGGTTCAACTGTAGTATTTGATGGCACTAACTTTGGTGTTGGAGTAACTCCAGTATCTAATAATGGTGTTCTACAGTTAGGCAGTTATGCTGCAATCAAATCTCTAGTTGAAACTGCAAGTATTACTGGTTCTGCGCCAGCATCAACGACACAATTTGATTGGGCAACACAAGCAGTTCAATACTATACAAGTAATGCAACCACTAACTTTACGTTAAACATTCGCGGTAATGGTTCAACTGCATTGAATACAATTATGCAAACTGGTCAATCTGCATCTATTGCATTGTTAGTAACGAATGGTGCAACGCCATATTATCCTAGTGCAATTAATATTGACGGTACTGCATCCGGTGTCACAGTCAAGTACATTAATGGCAACTCCATATCATCAGGAAACGCAAACAGCATTGACATTTATAGTATTACTGTTATCAAAACTGGTTCCGCAGCATACACAGTTTTGGTGTCACAGACTAAATTTGCATAAGGATTATTAATGCCCATATTTGCATCATTAGGAGCAGGATCATCTAGAGCAACTGGTGGTATCGGTATTGCTGCATCGACTGTACCTGGCACTCCAACTATTGGTACTGCAACAACTACCGGACAAAATAGTGCGACAGTATCATTTACTGCTCCCGCATCAAATGGTGGTGCGACGATTACACAATATATTGCAACATCAAGTCCAGGCAATATTACTGGTACACTAAATCAAGCAGGGTCTGGTACAATTACAGTTAATGGATTGACTGCTGGTACAAATTACACATTTACAGTGAAAGCAGTTAATTCTGTCGGTCAAAGTTTATCCAGTCAATCCAGTAATCAAATAACGACAACTGCAGCAACACCAACATCAGTTGAATATCTAGTTGTTGCTGGAGGTGGATCTGGTGGTAGTAATGGCGACAGTAATGGTTGCGGTGGAGGTGGTGGCGCAGGTGGATATCAAAATAGTACGCTATCTGTTTCCGCTTCTACGAGTTATACAGTTACAGTTGGTGGTGGTGGACCCAGTAGAGGTGCAACTCCTAACGCAACAGGAAATCGTGGTAGTTCTTCAACATTTGCTAGTATTACATCTGTTGGTGGTGGTGGTGGTGGGTGTGGACCTTTTGACTCTAACGCAAATGGCGGATCTGGCGGTGGTGCATGTTCTTATGGTTTTCAGCCTGGTCAGGCCACTTCTGGACAGGGAAATAATGGCGGCAATGGAGGTTGGTTTCCTGCTTATTCTGGCGGTGGCGGAGGTGGTGCTGGTGGAACTGGAGGTAATGCATCAGAATATAGCAATGGTGCAGGAGGTAGTGGAGCGGCTAGTTCTATCACTGGTACAAGCACATACTATGCCGGCGGCGGATCTAGTGGAGCAGAGGGTGGATATGCTAATCAGTCTGGTGGTGCTGGCGGTGGCGGCAACGGCGTTAACAATAGTGGTACAGCCGGTAACGGAGTAAATAATCTAGGTGGCGGTGGTGGTGGAAGCGCCGGACCTAATGCTAGTGCAGGTGGTAGCGGTGGTTCTGGTGTTGTTATCATTGCATATCCAAACACATACACTGCATTAACTTCAATCAGTGGTGGACTATCATACGATCAACCAACAAGATCTGGATATAGAGTATATCGTTTTACTGGCGGCACAGGCACTATTAGTTGGTAATACTACATTATAAATAGTAAAGGAGATAATTTATGGAAAATAATATTAAAGACATGGTAAATCACGCATTAGATGACAATCCAGTTGCTGCGCGTGATGCACTATACAACGAAATTAATGATAAGATTTTCGCAGCAATTCAACAACGTAAGATTGAAATTGCTGCATCCTTATTAGAACCCAAAGAATCGGAATAAACAAATGGCAAATAGATATTCATATCAAGTTCTGAAAGATGATACGCAACATGCAGTCATCAAGTTAACTGGTGAGTTTGATGGTACTGGTCAAGAAAGTAACATCTCTAGAATTGCAGCAAATTCTTTGTCTGGTGCATTAGCAACTAATGGATATCTTGTTGCAAACAATCAAGGTGGTTCAGCTAACACACCTTTACCATACTACGGTCTAACTATCAATCGCATCTGGTATGACACAGACAACTCCGGTGGAGACATACAACTTTATTGGGCAAATACTGCTGCAACAATAACTAATGGTGTTCCTATCATGTTACTTCAAGGTAATGGAGAATATGATGGTAACGGTAACTGGATTACAATCAAGAATCCAACTATTGGTGCAAACATGAATGGTGACATTGCACTAGTCACACGCGGTCAACTTGCTAATTCTAGTTATACTATCATTTTGGAATTTCGTAAAGACAATGCACAATATCAGCGTGGCCAGTTCAATGATCCTGCTGCGTTCAACTACAATCCATATAACATGCGTCCATAATGTCTATTGTCTCAAGTATAATCAACTCACGGTATAGTGTTGCGAAAGAATTACTTGAGGCAAGAATAGAAGAGATATTCTACGAGAAGTTAGAGGAGATAAAAGAAAGATTAGTTGATGAAATTTATGGAGACTATGAAGAATCACTAGATGAATCAGCACTTCATAATATTCAAAAGATTGGTAGATCAAAACTAATTAAACTTCGTGTTCGTGGCGGTAAAGTACAACGTAGGAAGAAACTATCTGCGGTTAAAGGTTACACACTACGCGGCGGACGAATGATTAGAATGTCTACGACTGAACGTAGAAATAGAAGAATGGCAGCAAGAAAAGCAAAGATTAAACGTCGGACAAAGATGAGTCAGATTCTTAGAAAAAGAAAAGTATCACTAAGAAAAAGAAGGAATATAGGGTTATGAAACTAATTAAAGAACTCGTTGAATCGGTCTCTTATCTCGTTGAAGAGAAAGATGGCAAGAAGACTATGTTCATCGAGGGACCATTTCTCGTTTACGACCAAAAGAATCGCAACGGTAGACTTTATGAGAAGCATGTCTTACATAAAGAAGTCAATCGTTATATGGAAGATTATGTTAATAAGAACAGAGCATTCGGTGAATTAGGTCATCCAGAAACACCAACAATTAATCTTGAACGTGTTTCACATATGATTACACATCTGCATGACAACGGTAAACATTGGGTAGGTAAAGCGAAGATTCTCGAAACTCCAATGGGTAACATTGCAAAAAATCTGATTGACGGTGGCGCACAACTCGGCGTCTCTTCTAGAGGCATGGGTTCTTTAGTTAACAAGAACGGTATCAATATCGTTCAACCAGACTTTCATCTTGCCACAGCGGCAGATATTGTAGCAGACCCTTCAGCTCCTGGTGCATTCGTACACGGAATCATGGAAGGTAAAGAATGGATGTTAGTAAACAATGTGTGGACTGAAGTACATCTTGAAGAAGCAAAACAAGAAATTGTTAAGGCTTCTAGAAAGGATATTGAAAAAGTTAGTTTACGCATTTTTGAAAATTTCATTAGAAAACTTTAATCTTATAAATAACAATATACAAAACCAAGGAGTTTTTCAAAATGGTTAAAAAATACAATTTGTCTGAAGCCGCTGCTGAAATTCTTGCTGCTTCTGTCAATTCAAAGCGTTCGCAACGTGACAGCGGTCCAAGCAAACTATCGGGTGACGTGGCATATGGCACTAAAGAAGTTGGCGACATTGGAACACAAGTCTTAAAGACAACTGACAGTGGTCCTGATCTAACAAGAGGTGTCCCAACAGCAACTGCTCCTGGTGCAACACCTCCAGTTGGTTCTGAACCAATGAAGAAGTTAAAAGGTCAACCTTCTGAATCCGGTTCATCGGAACAACCAGAAGGCAAACCAGGTCGCCAAATGTTCGACAAGAACAAGGGTGCTACTTTCCAATCATATGGTGAATCTGTTGAAGAAGAGGATTATGAAGAGGAAGAGTTTGAAGAAGATGACGTCCTAGAAGAACAAATTGCATTCTTTGAAGAATATTCGGATGAAGAAATGATCAATATGTTATTTTCCGAAGGATACGATCTTGATGAAGCCGTTAGCAAATCTGGATACGTTGAACTTGCAAGAAGAGTTTCTGATCCAGATTATGAAGGCAACACGGATCATGATGCAGTTGTTGCTCGTGCAAGAAAAGCCCACGGAGATAAATTCGCAAATGATTTAAGTTCTGGTGCAAGTAAAATGCATTTCGGAAGAGATAATCGTAGTTCTGGATATGATAAATTAAAATATAGAACTAATCGTTCCATGAATCCTTCTCACGTTACAAAATCTGGCAAGTTGACTAAATCTTCACAGAAAGGTTTAAAGAGTTCTTTGAAAGAAGAAGAGAAAGAAGGTCATGAGGATGCTGCACAAGACAAGAAGATGATAAAAGCAATGATGAAGAAGAAAGACATGAAAGAAGATATCGACGCACTTCTACAGGGCGAGAATCTTTCTGAAGAGTTTGCTTCTAAAGCAGCAACAATCTTCGAAGCAGCAGTTAACTCAAGAGTTACTGAAATTGCAGAAGAACTTCAAGTCGAACTTCAAGAACAATTCTCTGATGCTATCGAACAGATCACAGAAGACTTCACCACAAAGATTAATGACTACCTCAACTATATGGTTGAGGAGTGGATGAAAGAGAATGAACTTGCAATCGAATCGGGTCTACGTACAGAAATCGTTGAAGACTTCATCGGTGGAATGCGCAACCTGTTCATTGAACACTACATTGATATTCCAGAAGAGAAGGTTGATGTTGTTGATGAGTTAGCTGCTAAAGTTGAAGAACTTGAACAGAAACTCAATGAAGAAATGCATCGTTCTATTCAGTTCAAGAAAGAAATCAATGAACACAAGAAACTAGAGGCACTACAAACAGTTTGTGAAGGCCTCACGCAGACTCAAGTAGAAAAAATGAAGACGCTCGCAGAGAGTGTTGATTTTACTACTGAAGAAGAGTTCGCAGAAAAACTAGAAACACTTAAAGAAGCATACACAGGTACTTCTGGTGTTAAGTTTGGCGAAAGATCTGCACTAGAAGAAGGTATCGATGTTGAGGAAGTGAAAACAGATCGTGTTTCATATGACCCACTAATCGATGCTGTCGCTAAAACAATCTCTAAATCTGTTATTAAATAAATAAGACAGACTCAAAACTTAGGAGTAATTAAATGTTTTTATCAGAAGAACTCAAACAAAAATGGAGCCCTATTCTAGAGCATCCAGATCTAGATAAGATTAAGGATCCATACAAGAAGGCAGTTACTGCAATGGTTCTTGAGAACCAGTCGCAGGCTATGGCTTCTGACCGTGCTAACATGGGCATCCTAAACGAGACAATCTCGGCACCAGGTCCAACTAATGCAACAGGCGCAGGTATTTCGAACTTCGATCCAATCTTAATTAGCTTGGTTCGCCGCGCTCTACCTAACCTAATCGCTTATGACGTTGCTGGCGTTCAGCCAATGACAGGTCCTACTGGTCTTATCTTCGCAATGCGCGCTCGTTACTCGGGTCAAACTGGTACCGAAGCATTCTTCAACGAGGCTAATACTCAGTTCTCTGGTGTTGGTTCGGATACAAACCGTTTTGGTTTTGCAAACAACCTAGTATCTGATACAAGCACCAACCCAGTTGCTTCGTTGACTGCTAACGCATTCACATCTGGTATCGGTATGTCTACTGCTACTGGTGAATATCTTGGTTCAGACAATGGTACAGCAAACACACAGTTCGGCCAGATGGCATTCTCGATTGAGAAAGTTACTGTTACTGCACAGACTCGTGCTCTAAAGGCTGAGTACTCGTTAGAACTCGCACAAGACTTGAAAGCAATTCATGGTCTTGACGCTGAGACAGAACTATCGAATATTCTTTCGACAGAGATCCTTGCTGAGATCAACCGCGAAGTTATTCGTACAATCTACACAGTTGCTAAGCCAGGCGCACAGTTTGGTACAACATCTGCTGGTACATTTGACTTAGACACAGACTCTAACGGTCGTTGGTCGGTTGAGCGTTTCAAAGGCTTGATCTTCCAAATCGAACGTGATGCAAACGTTATCGCTAAAGAGACTCGTCGCGGTAAAGGTAACGTCATGATCGTTTCGTCCGACGTTGCTTCTGCAATGGCAATGGCTGGTGTTCTACAGTATACACCTGCACTTTCGGCTGATCTACAAGTTGATGACACTGGCAATACATTTGCGGGTATGCTTCATGGTCGCATCAAAGTGTACATCGATCCATACTTCGGTGGTTACACAAGCAACCAAGAGCTTGTCACAGTTGGTTACAAAGGTACATCGCCTTATGACGCTGGCTTGTTCTATTGCCCATACGTTCCTCTACAAATGGTTCGTGCAGTTGACCAGTTCACATTCCAACCAAAGATTGGATTTAAGACTCGTTACGGCATGGTTGCAAACCCATTTGCAGGCGGTTCGAACGTTGATTACGGTCAGTTGTATGCCAAGCGCAATACGTACTATCGTATCTTCCGCGTTCAGAACTTAATGTAATTTTGATTAAATCACCATCAGAGTGATTTTAAAGAGGGGCAGAGATGCTCCTCTTTTTTTGTTCTTTAGTCTTGTTACACTTTTATTAAGGAGATCAAAATGTTAGTTCAATTAGAAGTAAATGGTTTAACAGTTGGCGTGGCTTTGGATGAAGGCGATAATATTGACGCTGCAATGGAATTGGTTGCACAAATCAAGGCATTGGCTGAAGAGTTAGCGTTATATGATAGCGTTGAAGTCTATATCGCTTCGGCAGATTTAGCCGAAGAAGAAGAAGAAGAAGAGGAAGAAGAAGGCGAAGAATAATATTTTTTAAAAGGAGTAAATGAAATGGCACAAATGGAAGAAAATGAAGTTGTTGTTACACAAACAACACACACAGTAACAGTTTCTATTGCAACAGAGCAACACGAATTTGATAGTTCAGTTGTCTCAGGTGGTATTAGAGTCAGTCTAGGCGATGCTCGTGTACAGTTTTTATCTCATGCACCATATGAAGTTGTTTTTGCAAATGTTGATGCTGGCGATTATGTCATCACAGCAGTTGCAGTTGATACTAATGGTGTTGCACTAAGTGAACCAATCACAGGATCAGTTTCTATTGCAGCTGATGTACCACAACCTGAAATTACAGAAGTTGTTGCACCTAAAGTTGTAATTGATGTGCCTGCTTCGTTGACAGTTACAGTTTCGTAATCATGTTTATTGATTTTGTTAAATGGTTTATCAGTCGTTTTTGTCCAAGAAAAAACAAGATTGATATTCCAGTTTCTATGAAAGTGAAATTCTGATACGGAAGAGGATCTTTTGATCCTCTTCCTCTTTGTAGATAAATAGAGAATAAAAGGAGTTTCTTCTGAATGAATTCTCTACAAGATATCAACAGTCCATCATACTCGACTAAACCAAGCAATACTAATTTAGTTCAACCAACTAAATATATTTTGTCATTTCCAGAGATCAATGATGCTGTATATTTTTGCCAATCAGTAAATGTTCCTGGTGTACAGATGGGTGAAGCAATACACTTCACGCCAAATTTAGACTTGTATGTTCCTGGTACTAAGATGACTTATTCGCCATTTGAAATGACATTTCTGGTGAATGAAGATCTCTCATCCTGGATTCGCATACATAATTGGATACGTGGTATCACTACTGAGATGCAATCGCGTGAGACAACTTACAACAGAACCAATGCAATATTGACTGTTCTATCTGGATTAAATAATCCAAAGATTAGAGTTAAGTTTGATAGAATCTTTCCTACATCACTTTCTGATTTAGAATTTGATACAAAACAATCGGCAGATGAACACATCGTGGCAACAGCAACTTTTCGATATGACTTCTTCGACATAGAGGTACTGTAATATTTGGAGATATAATGAGTGAACTTGAAAATGTAATGAAATCGTGGGATGAAGACAGTATAATTAATCCAACTGAACCAGGCAAAGAACTACTAAAGATACCAGTATTACATAACAAATACGTTAAACTACTAATAAAAAATAAACTATCAGTCAAAAACATTAACTTTGAATATTCTAAACTACGTAGAATTAAAGAAGAATACTATAATGGATCACTCTCACAAGAAGAACTAAATCAGTATGGATGGGAGCCATTTCTTCTAAGTCTTAGGACTAAAAATGGCGTAGATAAGTACATAGATTCTGATGAAGAATTGATCAAATTGTTAAAGAGAAAAATGATGGTAGAAGAGACTGTCTTTCTATGTGAATCAATCATAAAAGAATTGAACAGTAGAACGTTTCAATTGAGAGACTATATTTCTTGGGAAAAGTTCATCGGTGGAAACTAAGCTCACAGTAATCAGAAAGAATGAAGCATATGTGAAAATACTGTGTGAAAAAGATATAGCACGAGAACTTTCTGATTACTTCACTTTTACTGTACCAGGTCATCAATTCACTCCAGCCTTTCGTAAAAGGCAATGGGATGGTAAGATTCGTCTTTTTGATTCAAGATCAAACGTAATCACACATGGACTACTCCCTTACATTGAAACTTTCTGTGAAGAAAGATCAATTAAACTTGAGTATGGTGATCCTAGACCTGATCTACTTGAGAATTACCCTTTAGCTTTAGCTGATAAATTCATCTCTTCTTTGACTGTACAGTCTATGAATAAAGACATATCTGTTCGTGACTACCAGAAAGAAGCATTCGTTCATGCAATTAGGAACAAAAGATCATTATTACTCTCACCCACAGCATCAGGTAAGTCATTAATCATCTACTTGATCATACGTCAGCTTCTGGATTATAAGTGTTCTAAAGGATTAATCATTGTTCCTACTACAGCACTAGTAGAACAGCTTTATTCTGACTTTGAAGATTATTCATCACTTAACGGGTGGGACGCTAAAACCAGCATACACAGAGTATACCAAGGTAGAGACAAGATGTCAAGCGCTCCTTTGATTATTTCTACTTGGCAATCCCTGTATCAATTACCAAGTGAATACTTTGAACAATTTGATTTTGTATTAGGTGATGAGGCACATTTATTTAAAGCACAATCTCTTGTTAAAATAATGACTTCTTGCATCAATGCAAAGTACAGAATTGGACTTACTGGTACTCTTGATGGAACGAAGACTCACAAACTGGTACTAGAAGGTTTGTTTGGTCCTGCAAATAAAGTTATTACGACTAAAGAATTGATGGACAACAAACAGTTGGCAGAGTTCTCAATTAAATGTTTGATTCTAAAACATGATGATGAGATATGTAAACTCATGATTGAGAAGTCATATCAAGAAGAAATTGAATACTTATTTCTATCTGAATCTAGAAATAAGTTTATCAGAAATCTAACAATCTCAATGAAAGGAAATTCATTACTTCTCTTTCAATATGTTGACAAACACGGTAAAGTACTGTATGATATGATCAGAAACGCAGATAATATTGGTGAAAGAAAGGTATTCTTTGTTTATGGTGGAACTGATACAGAAACTCGTGAAGAAATTCGTAAGATTACTGAGACAGAAACAGATTCAATCATAGTCGCCAGTTATGGAACATTCTCGACTGGTGTGAATATTCGTAATCTTCATAATGTTATTTTTGCGTCACCATCAAAGTCTAGAGTTCGCAATCTCCAATCGATTGGACGTGGACTTAGACTTGGTAATAATAAAACAAAAGCAACACTATACGATATAGCTGATGACTTACGATACAAAAATTATATGAATTTCACTCTAAGACACTTTGTTGAAAGAACGAAGATCTATAATGAAGAGAAGTTCACATACAAATTATATAAAATAGGACTGACATATGGAAACAACGATCAAGATTTTCAGACTTAATTGTGGTGATGATATAATCGCAAAAGTTGAAAAGAAAGACAATAAATACAAATTAATACATCCAATTATATTTATGTTAAGGAATGATAACAAAACTGGAAATCAGATTGTAAATATGTCTTTTTGGTTACCTGTTAGTTTGTTAGATAAAAATGAGGCAATTATTCAGAATAGGGACATACTTACCGTGATTGATCCTTCTGATGATTTTGCTGAATATTATTTGGGTGCTGTTGAAAGTATCAACAGTAGTATAACGTTTTTTAAATCTGAAGATGATGATGAACCCTTGACTGAAGAAAATATGATGTCTATTTTGGATTCTATGTCTGTTGGTAATAACAATAATTTAATCCACTAACCTCAGGAGATATCATGGAAAAGAAAGAAAGTGGTTCGAAAAAACACTATATTAATAACGCAGACTTTTGTAAAGCGTTGATTGACTATAAGTCAAAAGTTGAATTGTCAATAACGAACAACACAACAAAACCAGCGATACCAAATTACATTGGTGAATGCTTTCTCAAGATTGCACATGGACTATCACACAAACCAAACTTCATCAATTATTCATATCGTGACGAGATGATTGCAGATGGTATTGAGAACTGCATTATGTACTTTGAGAACTTTGATCCATTGAAGTCTAGTAATCCATTTGCATACTTTACACAAATCGTGTACTACGCTTTTCTTCGAAGAATTCAGAAAGAAAAGAAACAGATGTATGTCAAGTACAAATCTACTGAACAGTTTGGTATTCTAGATGAGTCTGAACTGTTGGGTTATGAGGAAGCAACTGGTAAACAATTCGAACTCTATGATAACATTTCTGATTTTATTTCCACTTTTGAAGAGTCTAAAAAGAAAAAGAAAGAGTTGAAGAAGTCGAAGGGCATTGAGAACTTCTTGGAGACTTGACATTCTCAAATTTGTGTGATATGATTTGAAAAATTAGGAGAATATTATGGCTGTATATCGTAAACTTACTAATGATGTGTACGCACGAAAAACAATTACGAATTCGTACACTTATTGGGATGATGCGTTCAATGCAGAAGAACTGGATAGAGTAGTGGACTATTGTGACAAGTTTGAACTTCAGAAAGGAATGACGTTAGGTAATTTAAATAAAACATCCGATGATGATGAGGTTGATAATAGAGAACCTGCGCCAGAGGTTCGACGATCTGATATTAAGTTTCTGACACTAAATGAACATAATCAATGGATTTTTGAAAGAATCAACGGTGTCATTGAAATTCTAAATGATAGATTCTACAATATGGATCTGTATGGTTATGACTCTCTTCAATATACAGAATACAATTCTGAAGAGAAAGGTCACTATGGCTTCCATATGGATTCAGCTGTTGGTGGTGCAAATGCTATCGGTGATACTCGTAAACTATCACTATCAATGTTCTTAAATGATCCAAGTGAATACAAGGGTGGTAAGTTTCAATTCAATGAAGGTACTGAAAAGAATGCAATTGATGTACCTCAAGTTAGAGGTAGAATGATTGTGTTCCCATCTTTTATGATTCATCGAGTAACACCGGTGACAAAAGGAGTTCGTAAGTCTTTGGTTGCATGGGTTCTTGGACCCAAGTTTAGATAAGGAGAAGTGTATGGGTAAGTTGCAAAATCACGTTAATAAGTTAATTGAAAAGCATCAAATGTTGAAAAAAGAAGTTACTCAACTTGAAATGTCACATGCATCTGACTATCAGATTCGTGAAGTCAAAAAGAAAAAACTCAGACTAAAAGATGAGATTGATAGAATGCAAACCCTTGAGAAATTTTATCCATCTTCATTCTAATCTATGAAAGTTGCAATTATAACGGATCAACACTTTGGTGCTAGAGGTGATTCAATTCATTTTCTAGACTACTATGAGAAGTTTTACAAAGAAACTTTCTTCAAAGTTATTGATGAAAACAATATCAATACTGTGTTGATTCTTGGTGATACGTTTGATCGTCGGAAGTTTATTAACTTCTATTCCTTTCATCGTGCGAAGTCTATGTTCTTTGATGAATTACATAAACGTAATATCACGGTGTACATGCTCGTAGGTAATCATGACACTTACTATAAGAATACTAACGATGTTAATTCGCCTGAACTTCTTTTAGAAGAGTATGATAACATCACGATTATTAACACACCACAAACTATCATCGTAGACTCTACTGATATTTGTATGATGCCTTGGATATGTGCAGATAATTACAATCTGTCTCTTCAAGAGATTAAAACGACTGACGCAACTATCTGTATGGGTCATTTTGAAATTCTTGGATTCACGATGCATCGAGGTGCGGTATGTACTGATGGTCTTGATTCATCAATGTTTGATAAATTTGATCTAGTGTTTTCTGGACACTATCATCATAGATCAAACAATGGAAAAATCTATTACTTAGGTAATCCATATGAATTGAATTGGATGGACTACAATGATCCACGAGGATTTCACTTATTCGATATCGAGACTAAAGAATTGGAGTTCATTGAAAATCCAAATCGAATGTTTCATCGAATTGTGTATGATGATAAAGTTGAAAGTCTTCAGTCCATTTCAAATAAAGACCTATCTCCATACAAAGGAACATATGTCAAAGTGGTCGTAGTGAATAAGACTAATCCATATATGTTTGATGTATTCATCAATAATCTTTATAAAGAAAATCCAATTGATATTTCAATCGCAGAAGACTTCTCTGATATTGAAGATTTGGAAGAAGATGTTGTCAATGAAACAGAAGACACAACTACAATCTTAAATAAGTACGTTGACAACTTGACAACCGATCTGAATAAAGATAAACTTAAAGGTCTCCTCAGAGAACTCTACGTCGAAGCACTAAATCAAGAAGTATGATTACATTTACAAAAATTAGGTGGAAGAACATTCTCTCCACGGGGAATGCTTTTACCGAGATTGACTTGACTCGATCCACCAACACACTCATAGTGGGACAGAATGGTGCTGGAAAATCAACCATACTTGATGCTTTTACGTTTGTTCTTTTTGGCAAACCGTTTAGGAAGATCAACAAACCCAATCTACTGAATTCAATCAATCAGTCAAATGGTGTTGTTGAAGTTGAGTTTACGATTGGCAAGAAAGAGTATAAAGTAATTCGTGGATTGAAACCTAATGTCTTTGAAATATTCTGCGATAACATTCTTCTTAATCAAGATGCAAAAGCAAAAGACTATCAAGAATATCTCGAAAAGTTTATTCTAAAACTGAACTATAAGTCTTTCACACAAGTTGTGATTCTTGGTTCGGCATCATTTGTTCCGTTCATGCAATTGTCTGCTGCCGATCGGCGTACAATCATTGAAGATCTACTTGACATTGGCATATTCTCTTCGATGAATGTCGTTGTTAAAAATGAATTGAGTGATCTTAAAGATAAACAAAAAGATGTTGATTATGAAATGAAACTGGTCGCAGAGAAGATCAAGATTCAGAAACAAAACATCGAAGACCACAAAACAAATTCTGCAAGTGAGATTGCCAAGAAACGCGAAGAGATTGAGGCAAACAATACCTCTATTGATAAACTCAAAAGTGATATTACTTTAATTGAGAAACATGTGGATCAATTATTGGACACTCTAAAAGATAGAGCATCTACTGAACAGAAGTCCAAGAAGATGCTCCAGATTGAGGCAAAGTTTGAAAATAACAACTCTAAAATTAAAAATGAAATAGAGTTCTATGAGAACAACGACAACTGCCCTACTTGTCATCAATCAATTCATGAGGATCACAAAACAAAAAGCATTCAAGAAAAGAGAGAGAAATTAACAGAGATCGAAAAAGCAACTGAGTTGTTGTTGGTTGAAATTGAAAAGAACAATAAAAGACTTGATGATATTACAAAGACTCAAGAGAACATTAGAAATCACAATTCAGAAGTTGTAAAGTTAAACACTCAATTTAAATCATTGAACACATATAACACAAAGTTGTTGGATGAGATT